CTAAGGGTGATACTTATTCTAGAGTGGTAGATGCTAATAACTTTAAGAAGTTCTTGAATTGGTCTAAGGATAATCTTTGGAACAAGAATGGTAAAGACATCTCAGATATATGTGAGGAGTTTTATTTTACCAAGACTTATAAGAGGGTAGTAAAGTATCTTACTGATAATGGAATGGGTACTGATAGTGCTTGTGTAATTAATGGTGAAGAAATTCCATCTATATTTGATCTGATGGTTCATATTGATAAGGAGTATATATCTTCTGCTGAAGGATATCAGTTTCATGGTGATTGCGTACTAGAGAATATTATTTCTAAGGATGGTAATTATACTTTGATTGACTGGAGACAAGACTTTGGTGGTGATAAGTATAATGGTGACATATATTACGACTTAGCTAAACTCAAGCATAACTTAACTGTTAATCATGATATACTAGATAAGGAGTTGTATACTATCGATATTAATGATAAGATTATTAAAGTTGATATACTTAGAAGTAATGAGAAGTGTGAGTGTGTTGAGATCTTAGAAGATTGGATTGAATCAGAAGGTCTTGATAATAGAAAGGTTGATATTATTAAGTCTTTGATTTGGATTAACATGGCTCCTTTACATCCACAACCTATTGGTGATTTTCTTTTTTATTTTGGTAAATACAATTTGCATTTAAACTTATGAATTATAACAAACCTAATACTAAACTAGATGAGTGCATCTACGTAGCAGAAAAAGTTATTCCTGCTGATCTTTGTGATGCCATTGTTAAAGATATAGAAACCAGAGAGTGGACACCTCATCAATGGTATAATGTTGTAACAGATACAAATCATTCTGAAGAAACGATGGAGCTTGATGTTCAACCTGCATCTTCACAAATACAAAAACAATTAGGGAAATTTATAATCGAAGCTGGTAGACAATATCAACAAAATTATGGATTTCAATATCATAATGGTCCAACAAACATAATGAATCAGTTTTGTCCTCTTCGTTTTAATCGTTATGGACCTGGTCAGATAATGCGTCAACATCATGATCATATTCATTCACTTTTTGATGGTCAAACAAAAGGAGTTCCAGTGCTAACTTTTATTCTTAATTTTAATGATAATTATGAGGGTGCTGATTTATATTTTTGGGAGGATACTGTAGTTCCATTGGGTAAGGGTGATATTATTATGTTCCCTTCTTGTTGGTTGTTTCCTCATGGTGTAACTGAGGCAACAAAGGGAGTAAGATATTCGGGATCAGTATGGGCTTGGTAATATGAATCCTAAACTTTTCATAGGACCGATGAGTAAAGAGATAGTTGATGCAGTCATTGACTATCCTGCTCCACTTGGATTGATACCTTCTCGTCGTCAGGTAGATCATGAGAGTGGGTATGTGAATGGTTGGGTCACAGAAACTTTCTGTAATTATGTGAGAAGTAAAACTGATAAGGTTCTATTGGTGAGAGATCATGGTGGTCCTAACCAAGGATATAAAGTTGATAATGGTATAGAGTCTTTCTTAATTGATTGTCAAAACTTTGATATGATTCATATAGATCCTTTCAAGAGGTTTAAGGCAATTAAGGATGCAGTAAATGAGACCCTTAAGTTTATGAGGATGGGTCTACAAGTCAATCCTAATATTAAGTTTGAGATTGCAACAGAGGAAGCAATCAAACCATTACCACCAGAGAAACTTTCATCATTCCTCAAGAGAATATATTCTTCTACTACACAAGAGGAGCAAGACTCAATTAAGTATTGTGTAATTCAATCTGGTACTGCACTCAGAGAGAATAAGAACATAGGATCTTATAAGAAGGATTGGTTACAGAAATCAATAAAGATTGTAGAGGAATATGGATTAATTAATAAGGAACATAATGGAGACTACTTAGAAACATCTTTAATTAAAGAGAAGTTTGATTTGGGATTACATACCATTAATATAGCACCAGAGTTTGGTCAGTTACAGACTAAGATATATTGGGAGAATATGAATCAGAAACAGAGAACTAATTTCTATAAGATCTGTTTGGATTCAGGTAGATGGAAGAAGTGGGTTGATGAAGACTTTGATCCAGAAGTTGATGTAGAAGCCTTGGTAAATATATGTGGGCATTATGTTTTTTCCCATCCTAAGTTTAATAAACCAGAAGGTTTAGAAGAAAAAATAAAAACAACAATACACAATAGAATTGAGGAGATTTTGTCATGAAGAAAAAGTTTGCAGTTTGTTTTTCTGGTTATCCTAGATTTGTTAGGACAACCTTTCCTAATATAAAGAAGAACTTTTTAGATGGTCTGGGTAGTTATGACATCTATGCTAATCTTCAGTGGGATAGTAAGAACTGGAAGGGTAGTCAGATACATCATGAGAATAAAATCAAGTATGAGAATAATGAACTACAAGATTTCATGGAGTTATACTCTCCATTAGATCTTGTGAAGTGTAGAGTGAATGAACCATTTGAGTATGATGTATCTTGGTATGATAAACTCTCTGCTGAACCTGACATGTCAATCACACCAGAGAAGGCAAAGGATATAATGTATAGGTTTAAA